CAATCTGTCGATTGTGAAAAGTTTCCTTTATACTCACCTAATCGGTAACCATAGGACTCAAGGGAGTGGCGTCCATATAATTGTAATGGCATATGTGGCCATGCACGTGCTTTATCTATATCGAGTAAGTTCGGATGATATAACCTAGATAAAAGAAGAGTATCAATAATGACCCCAACGGGATTAAACCAAGTAAAGATAGACTTGATGAGAGGGAGATCATAACCCAAGATATTATGGCCGATGATATAATCAGCGTCTTCGAGGTATTGGACTGCTCTAACCACAGGGCTAGACATCCCTTTACCAATTTTTTCGTCATTGAACGAAGTTGTTGTATTCTCTTTGACATAATTAAGTACAATACAGTGGACGTGGGTAGCATCATTTAGAAGACCGTTTGCCTCCAGATCGAATACTATTGGACCGATTCCACTCGTACGTCTTATCTTTGAATTGTGCTTTGTCAACTGCTTCTTGCGTAGGTGGATTAGGTTTATTTAAAAATTTATACCATGGATGTTCATAATGTTCAAAAATCTGTGGACGGGTTGAATTCGGGTTCAGCTTCATGTTCGATAAATCTGCATGTATTTAAATTGTAGTCGAGCGTTCCGCACGTACCTGTCTCGCCTGAATAACGATTCTTAAGGATTCGCACAGTCGTAGGACTTCTGCCTCCTTCACTCTGTTGATCGACTTCGAGTCCAACGAGATTATCGCTGATTTGAGCAATAGAATGAGATCCTCTAAGCTGTGATAGCGACACTCTACCTCCTTCTTCGTGCGCATTACTGTCATTATTACTTCTCCGTAAATGTGATACAAGGAATAAAGCTATCCCTGTACGTTCAACTAGTGACCGTAATTTGGTCATAGTGGTATCTATCATACGACGTTCATCGCCTGACAGTCCACTTAATAATATGGATAGGTGATCGAGGAATATAATACGACACTCCAGTCCACTGGCAAGGTATTCGATCCTATTGTAAATGAGGTCAGGATCAAAGCTACCAAAGCCGTCAAACAAATAGAGATTCCAATTAGAAATACTACGTTCAAAAGCGGATTTGAGTTCTCGTTCATCATGTTCACCTATAGAATAATTTTTTCCAACTGCTGTGGACATCAATCCAAGAGCTGTTCTCCTATTGCTTGCTTCAAGTTCCAAGATCCCAACCGATTCCCCTTTTTGGAGTAAGTCAGTTGCAATGTGACGCATGATTGAAGTTTTTCCGGCTCCAGTGCCAGCAGTAAATGTCGTAAGTTCTCCATACCTGATCCCGTGTAATTTCTTGTTAAGTCCTTTGAAGGGGTACTCATGATCGCATGGTGGTTGTGGTGTAGTAACTGTTTCGAGTAAGGATTTTCCATCGACAATTCCGTCTGGTCTATAGACCTTTGCATCCCATATAGCTTTCCTAATAGCTTCTGCATTATTGTCTTGTAATGCTTCTGATGGATCTTTATAACCTTCAAGTCGTGCGATCTTGACTTTGCCAACAGGTAATACTGTTGCTGCCTCTTCCGACGCCTTGCGGCCTGCTTCATCACCATCAAAGAATAAGACAATCTCTTCATACCCTTGGAATAAAGGGATTTGCTTTTGGATGTCTTTCTTTGCAGATGCTGCGCCATGAGGTAGGGATACCATAGGCCACCCTCCCATAGCTTCATAAGCTGACGCTGCATCTAGTTCACCTTCAGTAACAACAATCCTTCTACCAGTACTAGGAAAGCGATGCTGAGCGAATAAGGTATCAGTGGGAATTCCTTCATAGCGAAAGTCTTTCTGTTTTGTTTTTGTTTTTACACCTTGTAATACACCTGATTCATCATGATAAGGGAAGCGTAATACATTCCCATCTCTATATATTTGATAGAATTTACATGTTTTCTCAGATATATTCCTTTTATGCAGCCGTTCGGCTGATCCTGTAAGGTGTGCAGTTTTGCTCACGTTTCGATTGTGAATAACATCATTGTCGCCTGTTCTTTCGTGACAGACGAAACAATAAGTGTGGCCATCAGTATATAATGAATTACCATCTGATGAACCACAATTACTGCAAGGCATATGCCTAACGAATTCTGATTCGGTCATTAGACCAACCATTCAATAGGTATATCTTTATAAGATGTCCATGGTATGTCATGGCGATCACACCATTGGGCATACGTTGTTTTACTTTTCTTACTTATAGTATTATAGGGTGATTGGAATATCATCCGTAAATCTATATCAGGATTATCGCGCTTGACGGCAAGGATTTTACGTCTATCTTCTGGAGCCCAGTATCCTTTTGCTTCCAAGTATTTATAGTTAGGAAGGACAAAATCAGGAGTATAATTGTGCTCAATTGTATAGCTAAGTTTCTCCGACTCGTACAAGTAAGATACCCCCAACTGTTCAAGTAAATCGGCAATATTTTTTTCCAGTTTTGATCTGAATTTAGGCTCATGTTTTTCCTTTAACTTATTGTAGGCTTTCTGTGCCCACTCAAGTGCTGCTTCTTTAGAAGTCTTCTTCTTCGTCATTGGTGGTAGGTGTTACGTTTGGATCAGCCGTCTTAAAGCCTGATGATTTGCCAAATAATTCAGCAACAGCATTAGCATCTAAGTCACCTGTATCTACACCTGCCTCACTTTTTACTGAGACAACTTGAACACCAACCAACTTAAGAGAACTACCATAGGTAACTCCATCTCTGAGGATATAAGGCTTCTGGTAGAAACCAAGTTTAACCGTAGATCCTGCATATAGTGGTGTCTTTGCATCTGTAACTTGTGTTCCTTCTGTGTCTACAACAGGTGGACGATTGTCCTCATTCCATGAGAACTTTATTTTATATTTACCCTCTGATACTTCTTCCCAAGGTTCTGGCTTGAGAGTAGATCTCTTAGGGTTCTTTAGTTTAGACTCTGCCCACTTAAGAACATCAGCCCTTTCAGTTTCTAATTTGTCAACGATATCAGCGTCAACAACAGCAGCCAATGAGTACCCAAACTTACTAGGTGATAGTATAGCTTGGAATCCCTCAAGGGTAACAGGTTTGTCTGTCTTGTGGATGGTTCTACTCACCAGTGAGTGCCTCCTCAAGCGATTGTGGTTCTACCTCTTTAGCGAGTTCTTGACGATACTCTTTGAGTTGCTTAATTCTTGCGTCAACAGCATCAAGCTGTCGTTGTTTCTGCTCTTTCTCTGCCTTCTGTAATCTCTCTTCAGAGACAACAACTATAGTAGGCGGGTTGAAAAAGCTATCGAATAATGATGGATACATTTAACAAAAGAAATATGTTGAGTCAATTACTGATTCCGGTTTAAGGTCATCAATAATCGGTGGTTCAGTCTCTGCCCCTATTTGTAGGGCAAAGTCCGTTAGGTAATCATGGTCAGCAAATAAGTGCATGTATGTTTCCCTTACTATTATAGCAAGTAATGACATATCTGTAGCACGACTTAACACACTGTCATGAATTAATGCTATTGGTGCATCAAACCTCTCTACACTTAGATGTAATAGTGAAGCATCTAGTGAGTGTATAAGATTAGGTGCAGTAGCAGCTTTATGTCTGTTTCTATCTACTTGATCTCCATCTGCTGTAGCTACAGTGAGCCTACATCGACCTAATAACTTAAGGTCTATAGTCTCTACCTTCTTCTTCATTAAGCGTTGTACTACAACAAAGCCTGATGGTGTTATCCATTCTAACTTTGTTTCACCACGTTTAATAGCATGAGCTACTTCAGTTTCAATCCATTTCATGACTGCCATTGGCCCCGGAACTACATCGTTCATGGCTTGCCTAACAGCAGACACAACAATAGTGAGATCTTCTTTCTCTATTTCTACACCTGATTCTTCTAGTGCAGATTTAATATATGATCTATTACTAAAGGGTTTAGCATTGTAAGGTATAGTCATGACAGTGCGTTTGACTGCCTTTCTATCCCATACTTTATGTAATTGTTTAGGTATATTAGGTTTGGATCTATCAGCTACGACCTTGTATGCATCTTGTGGTTTCTTACTAGGTAATACATTAACAAGCTTAGCTGTGCTCTTGTCACGTGCTAAACCTGCCAGTATTTGTAGACCACTACATGTAGCGTCTGTACTGACCATCAATCCTGTAGTCTTTCTATCCTTAGTAACGACACAATTATAATACTCATCACATGCAGCAAGGAAGCACCAAGGTTCCTCGGCTCCTTCCCAATCACCTATATTATCTATAGGATCAGTGGCTACTCTAGTGATTAGAGATATATTATCTTTCACCCATTTCTGCCTGAAATCCCAAGTCTCTTTATCGTGACCATATGTTGTAGCAACCTGAAAGGCTAGCCACTTATGCGAATCGATTGTGACTTCTGATTCATTAGAAAATCTTATGAGAGATTTGCCAAAGTCAGTATCTTGAATTGTAAGGAATGCAGGTATAGGATATGCACGACCACGGTAATCAAAGCTCCAAGGTACAAAGAATTCCTTTCTATCCTTAAACTTATCAACCGCTTTCATAGTCATACGAGTACGACATGACCTTCTTGTTTCCTGTGCTTGTTTGTTTAAAACTTCTGCTGTTCTACGTCTGTAACTCTTCCGAGCATCAGCGTTCTCAGCTATATCCACAGGTTTAGGTGGTAGATCGTATTGAATGATAGG